TGAAATCTAGTTTGACCAACTTCGCAGTATCATCATCCTTTTGTATACGAAACGCTGTTTCTACTTCCGCTTGTTCTAATGCACGCAAAGGTTTAAATACTAGTTTAGGTATATCAACTTCGTCATCAAAACGTATCTCTGTAATAAGTGCAGCTAACCTAGTCTTGTTCGTACTAAGGACTTTGCCGTAACCTCGTAAAGACAGTTTCTTTGGGTCTTTAGGGAAAATACTATTAGCTGGTACGTCCAAACGAAAAACGTTATCTGCGTCTAAGTTACCCTCCTCGTTAAGCATTACAACACCCAAACGCTGCTTAAATCCACAAGCCAGCGAGTTACCAATACCTGACCCTTTTATGTTTTGTTTACAATCAAAACAATGGGGGTTTTGTTTGTGTTGTGTAAGTACATTAGGAGAAGGTACTCCTGTTCGACAATCCGCAGACCAACACGTAGGTATAGTATTACCACTAGCCCCAAACTTTTCGGCGTAATACATCCTTGAAATAGAAGCGGCCTTTACTATAACAACTTGAAGACTATCTTGGTCTAACTTTTCTTCTTTCCCGTTAATAATTTTACGAAATACTTTATCTCGTATACTCAACCGACAAGATTTAACTTGAGGTGAAGGCGAGATAAACTTATCGTAAATGTCTTCGCTAACAGTCATCGTCAAACTCTTTTATCATATCCTCAATACCAGAGCTTGCTTTTACTGGAACAGGTGTATCTTTCTTTTCCGCTTCCATTAGCCCAGCGGTGGCTTTCCTACCTACAACATCTTCTTGGCGTAAAGCCTCTACTACATCAGCCTGACAAAAACGATAAGTACTCCCTGCCTTTATATAAGTATGGCGTGGAATATGCGCTCGTTTTACCCATTGGCGTATCGTAGATACTTTGACACCTATATGAGCAGCTAGTTCATCTAGTGTGACGTAACTCGCTTCTGACATTACTTTTTCCTCCTTACGGTTATGGTGTATTCACTATCAGCGTTCAAACCGGGGGGTAGCTTATCGGGATTTTCTTCCAGAAAAGTACGCATGTTTCCTTGATGAAGACGTTTCTCAAACAAGTCTGTAGCGTTATTCTCTGTAATAAACTTCCCCATGCTTTCCCAGTCAGAAGTCCAATACTTAGTTCTTACGCCGCGATAAAAAGAACCATTAGCGGTGCGTACTGATTCAGCCCCACTTACCTCACAATGCTCGGCAAGCACAGCTTTTAGACGATCAAGTTTCTCGTCTAATTGTTTTATCTTACTGCTCAGTTCATCACTAATAGCGGTTTTCTTATCACGAATCTTTATACAAGCGGCAACTATCCGGTCTAAACCAACTTCTTCAGCTTCCGTTAGCGCACGCCCTACATCAGCTTTAGTAGCTTTAGGCATCACATCGTCCTCTTTATTATAGTTTAATACAGCCTATTTATTATAGGGGCAGTCCTTTTATATTTCAAGTACCTCATTGTATAAATCTATTATTTTTGTATGTACATCTATTCTTTCATCAAGTAGTTTATATATCCGTTTCTCTACAGGAGCGCCTTGAAGCTGTACCACTGTGCAAGGATGATGTTGCCCTGACCTATGCACCCGTGCGTTAGCTTGAGCATAAGTTTCTAAAGAAGCCACCGGACTCCACCAAACCACAGTATTAGCAGCCGTAAGGGTTACGCCATGAGCTGCTGCTTGAGGCTGGATTATCAACACTCTAGGATCGTCTTCGTCTTGGAACCTACGAAACAATTCTGTACGCTTAGTAACGCTAACGTCCCCCCGGATAATCCCGTTAGTTATTTTGTCCTTAACAAGTTTCTCAGAAAGAATATCAATGACATGTTTAAACGGAACAAAGACCAATACTTTTTGACTAGCCTCATCAATAACTTCTTTTAAAACTTTGTATCTGTTCTTAATATCAAACTCTACTGTCTCTCCGCTATCGGCGTAAACTGCACCGCAAGATATTTGTAATAACTTGTTCATAGTGACGGCTGCATTAACCGCAGTAACTTGTTCCCCTGCTGCCATCGTTAGCATGTGAGAACGAATAGCTTTGTAATATTTTTTCTGTTGTGCCGTAAGAGCTACTTCTCGTTTAGCATAAGTCATTTCAGGTAAATCAAGACATTGTTCTTTAGTGTAACGAATAGCGGGTTGAAGTGCTGCGTGGACTGTACGTACCGCTGTATCTTTAGGAACCCACTTGAACTGAGTTATTCTGTGCATAACTACTTCACGAAAAGAGGAGAAGGAACGCGGTACAGCTAACGGATTGATTAACTTAGCTAACCCAAACGCATCTAAAGGTGATTGAGCTGCTGGCGTACCCGTCATCATCCACACCCACGTTTCCGGCTTTACTATCCTACTAAGTGTTTTCCAACGTTTAGACTGAGCGTTTTTATAATGAGTAGCCTCGTCTACAATAATTAAATCGTACCCCGCCATTTTGATATGATCTTCAACAATCTCTACGCCATCGTAGTTTATTATCATAAAATCAGCATCACCCATTATTATCTTACGGCGTTTATCTTTAGGGCCATGCGCTATATCTACAGTGCGGTGCATAGCAAACTTAAACAAATCAGCACGCCAAGCCGAATCCATTATAGATAGGGGACATATAATAAGTACTTTATTAATTATCTTTTCTTTCAATAAAAAATCTGCCGCCCAAATAGCACTAGCAGTCTTGCCCGTGCCTTGTTCGTTAAAACAAAATGAACGAGGGTTCATCGTCAGAAATGAAGAGGTAACCTTTTGATGCTCAAAGGGTTTATACTGGCCGGGCCATTTGTACTTGCCTAGTATAGGGGAAGGCACATCTTTGATGTTAAGGTTGCGGAGGACACGGGCTTCATCTACCCCCCACTTAACAAGGACTTCGTTATTACCTATAAGTTTACTTGTAGGTATGGCAGTGGTAATTCTTTGAGGGTCGCGTACTTTCAGGCGCAATCCCCTGTTCTCAACTACTTGCATCGTTACTCCGAGTTACTTTTTAGCTTTCTTTTTCTTGTAATTTTTAGAACGGTTTTTAGCTTTACTTTGAATCTTAACGCCGTCTTTGTTAGTACCACCCTTACTTAACGCTTTATTGTGGCTAACATCTTTCCCTTCGCGCTTGTCGGCTTTGCCATTTTTATTTTTATCTACGCCTGTTTTGTCTAGCTTGCGTCTAGCACGCTGCCGTTCCATGCGGTTAGCATGTTCCCCTCTTTCTTTCTGTTGTTGATATTCCTTTTTGTAAGGACGTTTCTTTTTAGTGTAGGGCATAACGTTATCGCCTCCCGTTATGTGGACATTCTAGTATGACACAATGAGCCTTACATAATCCAGTAGGGCGTGGGTTCCATACGTCAGTTTCAAAAGTTTTTTCCAACGCTCCGTAACTAGTTAGCCACTTCTTCCATAACCTGCTTTGGTCTTCGTGCGTATAAGTTTCTTTAATAAGTTGATTAGACACTACAAAAAGTAATCCTGACTTAACAATCTCTATTTCAGGAAAGTGTTTAAATATACACAAAGCCATAAGTTCTAACTGTCCTTTGTCAGCGTACTTAGCTGATTTACCTGTTTTGTAGTCAAAGACCTTGGCCGTTCTTGTTTCTCTGTCTATGATAACTAAGTCGGCAATCCCTCTGTACCACACATCTTTATCAAAAAATTTACATGGTTCTAAGTTAGAAGTTATGCCCATGCGATACTCACACAACTTTTCTCCGCGCATGTTAATTAGTTTATCTAATACTTCCTGAGCGTAATCAAAACGTGGGTCTAACTCTGTAACTACTTTACCCACATAATCTTCTGCTGCTTTATGGAATTCGTTACCATAAAACATAGCTTCGGATTGTGTTTCTTTATAATCTTTTAGTATCTTTAAATGGTGATACTTCTTCGGACACTGTTCAAAAGATTTTAAACTACTGAAAGACCATGCTGGTTTGGTGTCCATTCAATACATTCTCCGTAGTTCTTTCCTATTTCTACATCCCCACGTACAGGAAGGCCAGATGCCCATTCCGGTACATAAGCCATGCAAGAGTTAATATAGGTACAAGCTTCCTCAACTTGTTCGTCTGAAACACAGCATACCACGGAATCGTGAACCGTTAGTAACACCTTATACCTCTTCTGTATTTCTAACATCTGTTCTGCCATTACACATCGTGCAATAGCCTGACATACATTTTCAATAACTTTACCACCGTATATTTTAATGTACCCCATGCGAGTCTTGTAAGAATACTGCTCTCTTTTAGTTTCGTCTAACTCCACCTTCAGTTTGTTGTAGTACATACGTAACCCTGAAGGTAACTGTATAGCGTTATCTGTAGGTAAGACTTGCACAACATTACTGTGGCCCAGTTTATAGCGTTGGTTTGCGTGCATCCCTTTAAGTACAGATTGAGCGTCACGCCACAAAGTAGTTATCTTGTTATTGCTGTCGCGGTACACCTTGATGATACGGCGGCATTCATCCTCACTGGACTCTACTCCCAACGTCTTTAACTGCCCCCGAAACCGTACCGCTCCCATCCCATACCCTGCTCCCAGTATAGTAGTCTTACCAATAAACCTTTGTTCTGCTGAGACTTCTTCTACAGGGATGTTATAAATAGTACTAGCCATCTTCTTGTAAACATCTTCGTCACGCTCAAACGCTTGTACTAAGTCTTTCTGTTCAGCTAACCAAGCTAATACTCTAGCCTCTATCTGAGCAGAATCGGCTTGGATTATTGTGTGGTTGTCAGGCGCACACATACAGGACTTAAGCACCTTGGCGTTCGGCCCACGCGAGGGAAGGTTCTGTAAGTTCACTTTATCGTAGCCACCCCACCTACCAGTATGAGCTGCGTAATACTTGATAGGAACTGGCATCTTCTTACCACGGGTAGAGATGTCTAGGAAACGTTCAGTTCTTGTTTCTTCTAAAGTACTTTTCAAACCTAACCTTGCAGATACTAAAGTCTGTACTCTTACATCGTCATGCTCTTGTAAAGCTTTAAACTCTTCGTCAGTTTTTGCGAACGCATAAGTTTCTTTGCCCGTACGCACACTAATCTTCGTGGGCGGGATGACCCCAACTTCCTCTAATAATTCAGCAAACTTGTTATTAGACATGAGGTTATCTTTATCCACTCCACTCTCTGTAAGAAGTTTCTCTTTCTGTAGTTTAAGGTTATCGAGATGTTGGTCTAATCTTTCTACATCTAATACTAGGTTAGGCTCAATAAACATACGTAGGGTCATATCTATTATCCTAAGTTCTATCTTGGGGAATTTTAATTTATTGATGAAGATAGTAAAAAGTTGATGAGTAAGCTCTACGTCATTTACGCAATAGTCTCCATAAGAAGCCAACTCTTCAGCAGTAAAATCTATTCTTCGTTTTCCTTCGGCTTTAACAACTTCATCTCCTTTTTCTCCAATGCCATACATCTCAGACAATGCCTTAAGAGAAGCACCGGCATCGACACCATGAATTGCACGCCCCATACTAAGAGTGTCAAAATAGATTTTAGGACGTACATCAAAAAGCCAATCAAGAATAGCACCATCGAACAAAGTGTTATGAGCCAGTACAGCAGAGTTTGTCCAATCATAATTGTCTCTCAAATAAGTTTTTAAAGTTTCATAGTCACCACTCAACCATACTGTCTCACCGTCATTAACTTTTACAGCTACACCTATAACTTCAAAGTCAGGGCTACGTACGTATTGTTCGGTAGTTAATTTTTTAAAACCAAAGGTCTTACTGTAATAAGTTTCAAAGTCTACTGTTATTAAATCCACTACAGTAGCCCCATCTTAACTAACTCTTTACGGTTCTTTTCGTGAGCTGCTTTAATTTCTTTTTTATTCTGGCCTTCGTACGGGACAGCCAACTTTGCTTGGAGAAGGAACTTCGTAATCCATCCCTTTGACGTTTTGATATCTCCCAACCAGCGACCAAACTTTCCCCTCTTTTTCGTTCTAAGGATGTACGTTTCTCCAACCTTACATTCCGTGATGAGGCATTGCTTTGCGAGTAACCCATGTAACTTCTCCTCCTTATTTCGAGTGCGAGATTCGGGTGCGTCAATTCCAAACAAACGAATATTAACGCCCCTACCATCGTCACCCCTAAGAGTGACACCAAAGCCCAAGTCGATGTCCACACGTAGCCCATCACCGTCTGTAATAGATCGTATAGTGCAACTATATTCATAAAGCATATCTCTCTCCTATTCTAAATGTGCAAGATGATTAGCAACTCTTGTAGGTGTTGGGGTATGCGTGGTTATCTTCTCCATCTCTTTGTCCCGCGCCCACTTGTTAAACTTGTTCCTTACTTCTACACGAGAAGGGCCATACCAAATTAATTTACTATCCCCCGACCCTAACTCTAATCGCCAAAAATCTTCACTCACTTTTTTTATCAACATCGTTTTCTCCTTTTTTATATATAACTGTTTCTCGTAGTATTGCTTTCTCAAAGTAATGACACTTTAAACAGTACCACCCTACACGCTGTTGTATCTCCATGTTAAGTACTTGTTCAGAGATAGCGTGGCATTGAGGACACACATTAGTACTCAGGTTATCCATCTCCTTCTTTGTCCTCCACTTGTTCCTCCTCTAATATAACAATCACTCTCTCAAGCAAACTAAGAAAGTGCTCAATGTGTTTAGGGTTCGTGTCATGGTCATCAAGTTTTATAGTAATTTCCATTAGTGTAGTACCTGCGAATCATTGTCTGGATCACCAAAATGGTTCCACGCAGTTGCTACCATAGCGTCAAAATCTTCTCGTCCTAACTGTCCTATCCTAAACAACTCAGACACATTAGCCATCAACCCACCACAAATAGCCAACGGGTTTGCTCCTGCGTCTAAATGTTTTTGTATTAATATCTCACAGTCCTCATTCACTGCTTCGATATTTTTATTAAACGTTTCTTTGTCCCACGTTTTTGTTTTTCGTTTAGTCATTGTCGCTCTCCTTAAATGTTGAACACGCATCGTCTGCGGCACGTTCCGCAATCTCTTCATCAATTTCAGACTGATCCCTAAAGTCAGGCTCTTGTCTCCTTAAATAGTTATCAAGGTCAATCATTACTGGGTCTTTATTCATTGTTTATCTCCAATTTAATTAATAAAATGCGTGCGACCTGCATCGTTCGATGAAACGTACAGGCACACGGCTAACCTTAGCGTGGTTTCCCCGGTCTACGCACTTGAGTAAGGAAAGTACAAAGTTGATCCATACCCCATCCGGGGTACAATCTGGCTCACACTGTACAAATAAGTCTTCGCCAACTTCATACCGTATTTCCAAGTCGTAAACTGTGGGTGTTTTTTCATGACGATCCACCGCCCACTGGGATCGGGAAGAGGGTCAAAAAATTAGCCAAAACCCCCTCTTCCATAAGTAACTCAGTCTTCTAAGTCTAATACTAATTGCTGCCACGATTTCCTACGTGGCCCATCATGTTCTCTGGTTTTCAACACTCCTAGTACAGAGTCAACATTGTCTTCGTTAACTACCCACGCCACCCCTTCGGCAGCATTGATGTTCTCTAACTCGCGTGTCTGCAAAGCGGTAGCCTTGTTGCTCCCTGCTTTACATTCAATTCCATAGAACATTCCTTTATAACACACAACGATATCAGGAACACCCGACCTACCATACCCACCAGTGGCCGGAAAGAAATAATAAACGTCATCAAGTTCTTTAAGCAGATTAACAACACGCTGCTTCACTTTCTTTTCGGGGGTCATCGCCATCTTGTTCTCCTTCGTTTATGTACACCCAAAATTCCCACTGACTTATACGCATACCAATGTCAGGTATATCTTCAGTAGGAGGATCGTAACTTCGCATCTGCAACACAGCTAACTTCTTCGTTAACCATTCTGGTAACTTGTTCACAGTAGGAATATCTATCTCCAATATATAATCCCACTTGCTAGTGTCACTACCCACCTTGTGTATAAGTAACTCATCAATAGGATCACCATGTTCGTTACAACACACTTCGATCTTGAACATATCGTTCATACAAATATTCCCTGTAGTTCTTCTGACGTAAGGAACACAGCTTGTAAGGAAATCTTACCCCACTCTCTGTAAGGACGTGCGCCTATGTTGGACAAGTATCGCCAGTTATGTTCTTCCTCAAGGTTTGTTCTATTAATTTCTATCGTTGCTAACTTGGATTGAATGAGTTCAGGCAACTGATACGGACTGTCAAATTTCTTGTAAGTACTGATTACGGGTATGTCTATACCTAAAGGGGCTATCCTCTGCAACCCCACTTGGAAACAATATACTGGCGAGTCGGGAGTCGCTTGTCCTACATATATATGGGTCTGCTTACTACTTTCTTCAACGTAAGCTGCTAAATCTTTTGTCTCTACCAAGTACTTACTTGCAAGTTCTGAGGCTTCGGGTATTGCGGTGTAGTTGACTATTTCTCTCTCGTCCGAACCAAGCAAGTGCGCTATAAAGTTAGTAAACTCAATAAACTTTAAAGGGTCAACCCCTATCTTACTTCTTGCTAAACACATTAAATTAGAAAATAATTTTTCACATTTATCTTTGTATTCAGTTAAGTCTGCCTGTGAAACAGCCTCTATTCCATCCTCTAAATCTTGTTGGTAAAACATTGCGGGGATCATGTGTGCAAAGGTCATATGTGGTAATGCCATAATTTGTTTAGCAGCTTTTGCTATAGAATTAGTTTTGATGGAACTTCTTTCAAACAAACGCATAGGAGATACGTATTCACTGTGAGCGCGGTATCGTTTAATAAAAGGAGAGCTTACATACCAGCGCGTAGTCTCCGCACCCAACGAATTCTCCTCTTGATTACTTGTTACTATAGCATTGTAGAAACAAGCGTCTTTGTGTCGAATACCTATTGCAGTAAAAACTTCTCCCCAATCTACTTGGGCTTTAAGATTCTTTTCGCTAAGGTCTTTGTACTTGTGCTCATAATCATCTAAGTGCATACCCTCAACTACGTACTCTGAATGATTCCCTCCTAACTCATTCCATATATCGCACATCGCATCATCAAAGAACCACGCTGGCTCATCTCTATCTTTACACTTTTTTATGTACTCATCAGAGGTACAGTATAGCCATCGTTTATTCAGTGACGGGTTAAAGTACCGCATATTGGTATCTCGCGCGTGTATTAAGTCATATGTCTGGTTAGCATCTAATGTGTATTTAGTGTCCATTGTTTGTTCTCCTTTTGTTTTTAACTTGTAACCATCCTCGCTTGTAGGATGCGTACTTGCTTGCGTTCATTGTCGGGTCTTGTTTGCGTACCTCTGCTAGAGTAGGACAAGACCCATCATCCTTTTGTTTACTCATCATCGTTCTCCTCTGTCGTTTCATGCCAATCCAAGTTTTCCGTTCCTCCTGATATAGTATGTTCGATCCAATCCTTGCAGGTTTGATAATCAGCAGGTGAATTATTGACTTCGACATCGCAGTTATAATAATTCGCAATACCAATCCTTGTATCTTCGCTTAAATCAAAAGTTATTCTAACTTTCATCATCGTTCTCCTTTTTGTTTAAGATAAGATACTTGGCATC